AAAAGTTGAATTAGATCTACCTGATATAAATTTATCGCAAGCACCAACAGGAACAAGACCTAGAATTGGACCAACTCTTTTACCTAATCCAAGAGATCAGGAAATAGCAGAGCTGTTAAGTTAATCCTAACTCGTCTCTATCGAATCCCAAAGCACTATCCGATAAACACGTAAGGTCGTTCTTACTAAAATGTATGTATGGTTCTGAATCTTCTGGCAGTTGCGGTTCGGCGATTGTACCGAATCTGACGTCATATACTTTGTTTTTATCCCAAGTATGTGAGTACACACTATCAGTCATTGCAAACACCAGAACAAATGGTCTGTTTGTTGCGAGGGACAAAGCAGCTCCCATTCTTAGTTTGGATGCACTTAACAAAAGCGTTTCGTATTTGTTGATACCAAAACTTCTACACTTTACTTCCATCCAAAAAGAACTGCCCTTGCTTTCACACCAATAGTCCAGTCCGTAAGAGACTGGCAGCTTATGACATCTGACGCCCCATAATCCTTCTATAAATCCAGCTACACGTTCCTCTCGTTTTTGATCGTTAATCGTTTCCATCTTTGGCTTGGCCATCATAATTACCTCCATTAATCTTCAAAGAAGTTAGGATCTATTGCCACCAGACGTTTCATCGGTCTGCCTGTCTGTTTCACGCGCACATCTTTTTCCTGTACTTCTCCAGCGTTGATAAGTCTGTTGATTATTTCTTTTACTTCAAAAGACTTCATTGATCTAAATATTTCCTTACGGTCAATATCTCTTTTGCTTATACCCATTTCCCCTTGGGTTCTGATAAAGCTTAATACTTGTTTGATACGACTTTCCATTTCAGAGCCAGCTACCTTGTCCTCACATGTAGCCACCATCAACTGATCGTAGTAATAAACGTAGTCTATTGCCCATTGAGTCATATCCCCTGTAATCTTTTTTGAGTTAGGTCTATCTGCTAGTTGGCATATCAAAGCCAAGCGCATCGCCTTCTCTCTTGTCCTAGATAGTAAAACTTCCAGTCCGTCTTTTTCTAATTTGTTTTGTTGCTCTACAAGATCATGTGCAAGCTTATTCAAAAGCGCCTTTGAATCATCATCAAATCCAATTACTCTTTGACTGAGATTCATCTCTGCATTGTCTCTTGCTATCTCCTCCATATCGTTCATAGGCGCTCTAACTTGCCTCAACCATTCGCATACTTTGTAAGATGGTTCTATATAAGGGACCATTCTCCCTACCGTTCTGGGTAGTTTAGATTCAACTACGATGAACCTGTTTAAGAATCCATCAACAATACGTCCTGTTGATAAAGCGCCGTAAAAGTTTCTCGGAACTGACATACCTACCAAAGTAATCGCTGGTTTGATTGTATGGCGATCTAAAGCCTCCTGTTGCTGTTTTTGGGTAAAGGTCATCATAGAGTAGTTATCTGGCCTTAACGTGCCGTGACAACGTCCCCAAGCCTCCATAAGCACCTGTATAGCGTCCTCCTTGTTTGAATTGGTTGATTTGGATATGGACTCTAGCCTTTTACCAAATTCGTCCATAACGGTCACGTGTGTAGGTTTGTGACGCAGTAAACTGTATACCGCGCCACTAGACGTATAACCATCCCCCGCCATTAAATCTTCAAAGCCCGCCCCTTCTAATATGGTTTCTATAACTGTCTTGACGTTTTCTTTTCCTTGTCCTGATTTTGCAATACACATAAAGAACAAAGACGAGAAGTTGTTCATATCTGTTTTATACATACGACCAAGTGCTACCGAACCTAAAGCAAGTGAAGTCTGTAAAGATAAGGACGGTTGTTGTATCTGCGCTATCTCCTCAGAATACTCGTATACATCTTTAAGTATGCCTGGTGGTTCGTAGAGGTCTATTGGTTCTTTCACGTTGTAGGTGCGTTGTATGAAAGCTGGCGCTTGTTGATTCTTTCTATCGTGTGTCTTTTGTATTGAGTTTACTGTAGTTGATATCTCCGATCTAGGTAAAGGTGGTTTGTTTTGCGTATTCCAAGATTGTACGAAGAACTCAACCATTTCTATAGATACGCCTTTGGCTATTAAGTTGCCAGCTAATCTTGCCGCGTTATCGTTACGGCTACCTTGAACTACCCCTGTCAGTTCAAAAGGTTGGGATATGGCTTTGGTGTTTATCTTATCTACACCTGTAATCATCACCCAATGTTCTTTGGTTAGATCAGGCAAATCATTTGTATCGTACCAATCCCACTCCTCTATAAACTTCGGCTCGTATATCGCACCTGTCGCGTGAATATTATATGGTGCGATAATCAAGCCACCCTCTCCTCTTATATCAATAAGTTTGGCTGGATCTGATGTATCGGTTCTTCTTGCTACATAGGTAGTAAAGTTTTCAGGGTTGTTATAGTAATAGTGCATACCCTTACCTGTTGCAACCTTGCAAGGTGTGTTAGGTAAATTGGTTTCTGCCCAATTGACAGCTTCTGGTGTATCGGCATCAACAACAATAAACTTGCCACATATCAGAGCTACAACAAGGTCATCACGGCCTTGAAACCATCGGGTTATTTCTTCTGTAGTTGGTTGTCGTTCTTTAAACTTTTGCCATCCGCCTAACTCTTTGGGCGGAACTTTATTATGGCGTAGTAAGGGAACAGGGCTATAGCCACTTTCCGCATACGCAAGAGCGAGTTCCAACGCAGAATCCTGCGCGGACGCTTTGACGTTTAACACTACTCAACCGTTTCACTTGTTTCTTCGGTTTCATTATCTATAGGACCATAGATTGAAAAGAAGTCTAGTTTGCCTTCAGTTGCCACAATAATCTTTTTGGCTTGATCCGTTGATGGCTGTCTGTTGCCATACCTCCAAGCCTTGACTGTATGTGTAGAACAATCGAATAATTTTGCTGCCGCTTCGATTCCTACAAACTCTATATATTTACTTAAAGTAACTCGTTCCACTTCACGCTCCTTATATGCTGGTTCCAGTCCCTGACTGTATAAATCCATCAGTTCTCTGTCTACCAATTGTTGTTGCCTATGGAAGTAATTAATCTTCCACTGATTCTTATTGATTTTTGCTTTGTTCATGTATACTATGTGTGTAATTATGTTTTCGTGTGATTGTAACTGAAAACATTTACATTAACAACTGGAGAAAAATATGAACATCAGTATTCAGGACCGCATCAAGTCACCGAGCGATTTAGTTGAGTCGCAAGGCGCCAAACTTTTAGTATACGGCGAAAGTGGTGCGGGTAAAACAACTCTTTGTCAAACGGCTCCTGGTAAAACATTAGTCGTTAGTATGGAGAGTGGTCTTCTCTCTATTAAAGATGCCCCCGATCTCGATGCAATCGAAGTCAAGGAAGCTTCTGAAATAGAAGAGATAGCTCAACTACTTGAGAATGGAACACTACAATACGACACCGTTTGTCTTGATAGTGTTACGGAAATGGCTGAAATCTTGCTTTCGCAAGAAAAAGCCAAAAGCAAAGATCCTAGACGTGCGTACGGAGAGGTCATCGAAGTGATGATTAAAACGATGCGTAGGTTCAGGGATTTGCCTGTCCACGTTATATTCATTGCCAAACAAAGCAGAGAACGTGACGAGCAGACAGGTGCTTATCATTACCAACCGATGATGGTTGGCGCCAAACTCCCTACGCAGATACCTTACTTCTTTGATGAAGTTTTGGTCCTACGTACGTTTGACGACGAAAATGAAGAAGGTAAGACCGTCACCTCAAGATGGTTGCAAACGAGAATTGGTCAGAACTATATTGCCAAGGATCGTTCAGGTAAGTTAGACGGGTTTGAGTCACCTGATCTAGCTAGTGTAATTAACAAACTCGGATTTGCAGGAGGTGCAGAATGAGTGACTTTGAAGGATTGGATATAGATTTGGATGCCGCAGAGAGTAGCTCTGCAATTCCAGAGGGTGATTACCCTGTCGTTATATTGTCTTGCGAAAAGACAACATCAGCGGCTGGTAACGATTACTTGAAGCTGGAGACAGAAGTGACAGGTGATAGTTACGCGGGGTGGAAGTTGAGAAAGAACTTCAATCTCTGGTACACAAATGACGACAAACAAAAGCAAGAAGAAATCAGAGGCTACGCCAATAACGACTTTGCTCGTTTGGCGAAAGCAGTTGGTTTCAAAGAAGTTCCTAAGACTGCTTGGGAGTTTCAAAACAAAACTTTTGAGGCCAGAGTTGTCATAGTAGAGGATGAAAGTGGAGAGTATGGTCCAAGTAACGAAATCAAATCGTTCTTGCCATTACAAGCTGAGTCTGCTCCGAAAGCGGTAGACTTGCCACCTAGTATGGATGAATCAAACGATGCTTCTCCAGGTGAGGCGGCTTCCCCAAGCAAACCCTCACTATAATCGTTCGGCTGCGCTAGGAGTCGTTAGAGCCACGCTCAACCTAGCACTTACAATACACATTTGGGTATCTACACTAAAAAGCTGCGGCGACAGGTGGCGTAATCCCAAGTAATGAAGAGTCGTAGATACGGGTTTTATAGTTTAACCAACATAAGGCGAATTACTTACTGAAGAATGGAGGGGTCAATCGACCCCTTTATTTTATTTACTGTATAAATCCCAATTCGTTTTTAAGATAGATAACCAATCGTCCATAGTCATAACGGCTATAGCTTGGTTGTCGCGTACCCAATCAGGATTGATCGCGTACAGAGGTATGCAAACTCGTATCGGTTTGCGGTTGTATTTGTAGATAAGTACGGGGATGTTGTCGTCGCAACTCGCACATACTTGTCTCCACCATTCAGGCTTAACCCAA